TTTTATCAAAGACAACCCGCTAGCCGTGACTGCCGGTACGTCTTATGCGTTCGCTGCACAAGAAGTGCCACGAGCTTATAAAACTGCTAGAGGAGTTGGAGAAAGAGGACCATTACCAAAAGGTAAAGGTAAAATAAGATCTGCATTAGGTATCACGGGTGCACTAAAACCTTTGCTTACTACAATTGGAACACCGGCTATGACTGGTTTATTAGAAGTGCCAATGGCGGCAAAAAGATTAGAAGAAGGTGAGACAGCCACAGAAATTTTAACAGATCCACTTGGACCAGCTTTAGGATTAACTTTTATGGAGCCATTCTCAAGAGGTGCAGGTGTAATTAGAGATGCACCAAAAAGAACGATGGCACAGGGTTTGAGAAACTATTTTAATCTAAGCGATGTAGGAAAAGCTAGACCTGGCGCTACAAGTTCATTTTTAAGACTAGGTATGAGTCCAAGAATGATTGCAGGTGCCTCTAGATTTTTAGGCCTTCCTGGGTTATTATTAGGAACTGGATTATCTGCATACGATGCATATAAAAACTATCAAAACCAAGAGGGTATGATATATAACTTATTTAACAAAGATGAATAGACAAGGATTTTTTAAAGCACTGGGAGTATTGGCAAAAACGCCAGCTATGCAAAAATATTTGAATGTACTTAAACCAAGTGCAGTTCGTGAAGGTATTGAGCAAGCAGCAACTTCAGGTATGGACTTTTTCAACTTAGCAGTCAAAAAAGTTGTAGGTGAAGGAAAAGAAGTTGAAGCAACTTTAACAACTAAAAAATATATACACCCAGATAGACCTGACATTTTTGTAGAAGTAGATGTTAGCACTGGTAATGCAAACGTAGGTTTGGTTGATCCGGACAGAGGAGCTTTTGCCTATACGGATATGATGAAAAGAGATCAGTTAATTAAATCTTTAGAAGATGAAGGACTAGGATCTATGGGTGCGATAGCTAGAGCAGATGAAATTGAAAGAATGCGAAAAGCAGAAGCAATGAAAAAAATAGGTAAAAGTAAAGGTAAAAATAAAAGACAAAGAATGATAGATGCCTATAATGAAATTATTAGAGAACGAAACAAAAAAGCTGATGGAGGTGAAGTCAGTTTGACAGTAATCGAAATACCTGATATTAGTGGTGCAGGTGTTGAAACTCTGTTCAAAAAAAGATAGGAAAGCAAATGGCTGAAATAGACAAACCATTACCGAATACAAATCAATCCAAAAATCCACAAGAAGAAATAATCGAAGTTGAAAATAAACAACAAGCCGAGGTTATTGATACTCCAACAGGACCTGTTGAAGTTGCTATGGATGAAATGGGTGGAGCAGAAGTTTCTTTTGATCCAACTGCAGTAGAACAAGTCGAAGATCACTTTGGTAACCTAGCTGAAAGTTTAGGTGATGAAGTGTTAGAACCACTTGGTGCTAAAATGGTTGATCAATATAACGAATACAAAGAGTCTCGTGGTGACTGGGAAGACACATATAGAAACGGACTCGAACTTTTAGGATTTAAATATGAAAGACGAACAGAACCATTTAAAGGAGCTAGTGGTGTCAATCACCCGGTTCTTGCAGAAGCAGTTACGCAATTTCAAGCGCAGGCTTATAAAGAGTTACTCCCGGCTGATGGACCAGTACGAACGCAAATAATGGGTGATGCTACTCTTCAAAAAGAAGAACAAGCAAAGCGTGTAAAAGATTTTATGAACTATCAAATTATGGATCAGATGAAAGAGTATGAACCAGAATTTGATCAAATGTTATTCTATCTCCCTCTCTCCGGCTCTACTTTTAAAAAAGTCTATTACGATGATATTATTGGTAGAGCCGTGTCAAAATTTGTACCGGCAGATGATTTGATTGTACCGTATTCTGCAAACTCGTTAGAAGATGCAGAAGCTGTGATACACGTCATAAAAATTTCTGAAAACGAATTAAGAAAACAACAAGTGTCAGGATTTTATAGAGATATAGAATTAGGAAATCCACCTGTTACAGAAAATCAATTACAAGATAAAAAATTAGAGTTAGAAGGAATTTCTAAAGATGGCCAAGAAGATCAATATGTATTGTATGAAATACATACTAACTTAGATTTAGATGGTTACGAAGATATGGATGCAAATGGTAATCCAACAGGAATTAAACTTCCATATGTTATTACAGTTGCACAATCAGGAAACAAAGTTTTATCTATTAGAAGAAATTACAAACAAGATGATCCAAAGAAAAACAAAATAAATTATTTTGTACAATTTAAATTTTTACCTGGCACAGGTTTTTATGGTTTTGGTTTAATCCATATGATTGGTGGTTTAACTAGAACAGCTACAGCTGCATTAAGACAATTGTTAGATGCAGGAACTTTAGCTAATTTACCAGCAGGATTTAAGTCACGTGGTATTAGAGTTAGAGATGACGCACAACCTTTACAGCCTGGTGAGTTTAGAGATGTAGATGCTCCTGGTGGAAACATCAAAGATCAGTTTATGACTTTACCTTTCAAAGGACCAGATGCAACATTACTTCAATTGATGGGTGTTGTAGTATCTGCAGGCCAAAGATTTGCAGCAATTTCTGATATGCAAGTTGGTGATATGAATCAACAAGCTGCAGTTGGAACTACAGTTGCATTGTTAGAACGTGGCTCAAGAGTTATGTCTGCAATTCACAAAAGATTGTATGTAGGTTTAAGACAAGAATTTAAATTATTAGCAGAAGTATTTAAAACTTATTTACCGCCGGTGTATCCTTACGATGTACCTGGTGCAAGACGAGAAATTAAAGTACAAGATTTTGACGAACGAGTAGATATTCTACCTGTTGCCGATCCAAATATCTTTAGTCAAACACAAAGAATTAGTTTGGCTCAAAGTCAATTACAACTAGCGCAATCAAATCCTCAGATACATAATCTGTATCAAGCGTATAGATCTATGTATGACGCGCTGGGTGTGAAAAATGTAAATTCTATTTTGCCACCACCGGCACAACCAACGCCAATGGACCCTGCATTAGAACATATTATGGCAATGTCACAAAAACCTTTTCAAGCTTTCCCTGGTCAAGACCACAAAGCGCACATCGATGCTCACTTAAACTTTATGAGATTGAATATGGTGCAAAATAATCCACTTGTAATGGCGTCGATACAAAAAAATATACTAGAACACATAAGTTTAATGGCACAAGAACAAGTACAATTAGAATTTGTAGAAGAATTACAAGAATTACAAATGATTCAACAACAAATGGGAGCTATAAATCCTGCAATGATGGCTGGTATGATGCAAAATCCACAAGTTATGCAACAACAACAGCGTGTGCAACAGATAACTAACCAAATTGAAGCTAGAAAAGCGCAGTTAGTAGCTGAAATGCAAGAAGATTACGCTAAAGAAGAAGAAAAAATCACTGGTGAGTTCGCTGGTGACCCATTATTGAAAATAAAATCAAGAGAAGTTGACCTAAGAGCGATGGAAAACGAAAGAAAAGAAGAAGAAGGTCAAGAAAGATTGAATTTAGACAAAATGAAGGCAATGATGAACCAAGAAAACCAAGAAGCGAAGCTAGAACAGAACGAACAACTAGCTAATCTACGTGCTGGTGTGTCATTAGCTAAACAACAGATGTCTGATGCAAGCAAAATTCACGATTTCGGTAGAAACTTTCCGAAAAAATAGGTATAAATCAACTTAAGGAGTAAACTATGGATAAAAAAGTTAAAGAACCTAAAGTTACAAAAGAGTTAGGGCTGAATAAAGATGGTTACAAAAATGGTGGTATCGAAATTCAAGCAACTGATCCTATGGAAGCACAGGTTGTTGATGTTAGAGGCACAAGAAGAATGCGTCCTGACAAAAAACCTGTAAAAGCAACTTGGTACTAAATTATGGCTTGGTTTGGTTTAGCAAAGATGGCTTTGCAAGCTGGCACGCACATTTATAAAAAACGTCAAGAGACGAAAATGGCGATGGCAGATGCACAACATATGCACGCAAAACGTATGGCCGATGGACAGGAAGCTTACCAAGGTAAACTCCTAGAAGCTCGTCAATCAGACTGGAAGGACGAGGCAGTTTTATTAATTCTCTCGGCGCCCATAGTGGTGCTGGCTTGGGCAGTCGTAAGTGACGATCCGACTGCGATGGACAAGGTTAAATTGTTCTTCGAATACTTCTCGTCATTGCCGTCGTGGTTTACAAATTTGTGGATCCTTGTCGTGGCGTCAATTTACGGAATCAAGGGAACACAAATATTTAGGAACGGAGGAAAAAAATAATGCCTAATAGAAGATACAACACACAAGTAGCTAACCCTATGAAATCTGGCGGCAGAGTTGCTAAAAGAGGCGGTGGAATGTCTACTGCTAGAAAAGATATGGCTTCAGGATACTACAAAGATGATATGGGTATGAAAGGTGGAGCTATGTATAAAAAAGGTGGTTCTGTGAAAAAGAAAAAGAAAATGAAACAGGGCTACAAAGATAGAAAAGATGAATCTATCGCTATGAGAATAAAAAAGAAAAGAACTAAAAAACAATTAAAAGATTCAAGAGATGAGTCTTATGGAAGATTTGGTTCTAAGGCTAAAAAATCTGGCAAAATAAACAAGTAGTTTATGGCGAAAGATTTTATACAGAAGGCAATTAAAAAGCCGGGAGCTTTGCGTAAATCTTTAGGAATAAAGAAAGGCGAAAAGATTCCAGCTTCTAAATTAAGAGCCGCTGCGAAGAAAAAAGGTAAGATGGGTCAACGTGCTCGACTTGCTATAACTTTAAAAAAACTAAATAAGAAAAAGGCATAATGAAAAAAATAGATCCAAAAAAACAAAAAGGTCTAGCTGCTTTAAAAAAGAAAGCTCCGCAAGTAGTTGCGAAAATGGGCTATATGAAAAAAGGTGGCAGAGTTAAAAAAAGGAAAAAGTAAATGGCTAAACTATGTCCAGAAGGTAAGGCTGCAGCAAAGAAAAAGTTCAAGGTATACCCCAGTGCATACGCTAATATTTGGGCCTCCAAATATTGTAAAGGCAAAGTAGGTAGAACTAAAAAAGCTGATGGTGGTTTTATTGCTAGAGGATGTGGTAAGGTTATGAACAACAGACGTAAAAAAACAAGAATGGTATAATGGCTAAGAAAGGCTTAAAGGAATGGCTAGACGAGAAATGGGTGGACATTGGAGCACCAAAGAAGAATGGGAAGTTTCAGCCTTGCGGGCGCTCAAAAGGTTCGAAGAGAAAGTATCCAAAGTGCGTCCCACTTGCAAAAGCCACACGAATGACAAAGTCGCAAAAGGAGAGTGCTGTCAGACGAAAAAGAGCTGTAAGTAATAAAGGTCCTAAACCAACTAACGTTAAAACGTTTGCAAAAGATGGTGGTATGATTAAACAAGCTCAAAGAAATTATACAGGAAGTTATATATCTGGAGATTTAGGTGGCGTGAGTGTTGGTAATCCAAGTTATAAAAAATATTATAAAGGAATGTTGTAATGAGAAAACAAGACAATATGCCTAAAAGAAATAAAAAGAATTTCCGTCCTACGGAAAAAGGTGCAGGTATGACGAGAGCTGGTGTAGCTGCATATAGAAGAAAAAATCCTGGCTCTAAATTAAAAACAGCTGTGACTGGTAAAGTTAAAAAAGGGTCCGCTGCCGCTAAAAGGCGAAAATCTTACTGCGCAAGAAGTGCAGGTCAAATGAAAAAATTTCCTAAAGCTGCAAAAGATCCTAATTCTAGACTACGTCAGGCTAGAAGAAGGTGGAAGTGCTAGATCGATTTATTTATAATTGTTTTGCTAAATTAGATGATGCAGTTTCTTTTGTAGAGACACATATTATCAAAATGACTGAGTGGTGTTGGCATACACGAGTAAAACTTTTAAAAAAGAAAAGGAGAAGAAAATGAGAAGAGCAATCCTACAAGCATTAGAAGATAGATATAATGCACAAATATCTGAAGCTGATGCAACAATCAAAATTTATTTAGATCATTCTGTTGGAATAGGTGAACATCCACAACATATTGATGAAATAGATAAACAATTATTAAAAATAACAGAAGCACAAGAGAAGCTAAAGGAGTTACAACATTTTAAAATATGATAGATCAATTAATACTTTTAGATAAATTAAAAAAAAGAATCACTGTAACTGTTCAACAAATTGGAGATACAATGATGAGTGGTGGGGTTGACAGTATGGAAAAATACAAGTATTTACTAGGACAAGCGCAAGCTTATCAATTAATAAATCAGGAAATCTCTAACCTGCTAAAAGAAGATGAAAAGGAGCAAAATGACAAAGGAAACGTTATCGACATCGGAAAAGGAAGTACCAAAAACTAGATTGGCACTTCAAGAGAAATACGACAAAGAAAAAAAAGAAGAACCTCACGCAAAAAGATTAGACGAAAATAATATTAAAGAAGTAGCTGACCAGTTACCAGAACCGGTTGGATATAGAATTTTAGTTTTACCTTTTACCCCAAAAGAAAAAA